ATGTATGTGACCATCAGCGAACTGACCGGTATTCCTGGATTGCCAACAACTCAGCAAGGGCTGAGATATAGCCTGAAGAAAATCTCAGGTAATTCTCCTGACCTTGTGCGTAAACGTTCTGGATCCAAAGCTTTTGAATACCACATTGATTGTCTGCCATTGGATGTGCAAAAGGTACTAAGAGCCCGCAAGGTAAAATCAATGATGGCAACTCAGGGCGACGATACACAACTTGTCACGATTGCATCACCCGAATCTAAAGGGACGGGAGAAAGTAAAATAACTGTTTTCCGCAAATGCCCGGCACTGATGGAAGAAAAACTGGGGTCGCTGACCGCGGCACAAAAACAGACCGCTGATGCAAGAATGGCTCTGGTTTCCGAAGTGGTCCGTCTGGGGCAGTTACCGGGTTACAGCTGCGCTAAAGCTGTGCGAGAAATCGTGCGTCAGGCTCAGGCTGGTGAATTACCTCAGCGCCTCACCGGCGCTGTGGCTGCTGCAAATGCTAAAAAAGGGAGTTCACGCGCTCTTAGTGAAATTTCGCTAAAGCGCTGGCTGGCGGATTACAACAAAGCGGCCACTGTGCCAGAGCGTATTTTGTTGCTTGCTCCGGGCAAACGTCAGCCAGTAACACCCGATCAAATAGCATGGCTGCCAGAGTTCCTTAAACATTATCGTAAGCCTAACGGTGTATTAATGACCGAAGCCTATGATGATTTCGTCGCTGAATGGTGCCATCGTTTTGCAGGTGATCGAGCCATGCAACTTGCGGTCCCTTCTTTCGAAATGGTGCGTTATGCCATGAATAAACTGCCTGAAGTTGTAAAACAACATGGTCGCATTACGGGGAGTGAGGCGCGTCAGCTTGAAGGTTTTGTACGTCGAGACTGGTTAAGTTTGCCGGTGAATTATGTGTGGATTGGTGACGGTCACGGCATGAAGCTGAAAGTGGCGCACCCGGACCACGGTAATCCCTTTTCACCTGAAGTAACTTTTATCATGGACGGGAGTTGCCGCTACATTGTCGGCTGGAGCCTTGCTTTGTCAGAAAGTGTTATTGCTGTTGCTGATGCCCTGCGGCATGGCATTAAAAATCATGGCAAACCCTATATTTATTATTCTGATAATGGTGGCGGTGAAACTAACAACACGTTTGATGCTGATTTAACCGGCATTTTACCCCGTAATGGTATTGACCATCGGCTGGGGATACCTGAAAACCCACAGGGGCGCGGCATTATTGAAATCATCAACAAAACGCTTGGGATGCGTATATCCCGAAAATTTGCCACCTACTACGGAACCGGCGCTGACAAAAGCACGACCCGACGCATGGGAAAACGTCTGCGCGCAGCCCTGAATGCGGTTGATAAAGGTTACGAACTGACGGCACAGCACCAGGATACGTTACGTAAATTCCCGTCTTGGGATGAATTGATTGTTGAGATTGAAAATGGCGTTGACTGGTACAACAACCGCCCGCATCAGTCTCTGCCGAAAAAAGGTAATGGTGAACATTTCTCACCCTCTCAATATCGCCGCTATAAGCTGGAGAAGGAAAAGACCGAGCTGGAATATTTGTCAGATATGGAATTGCGCCTGATGTTTATGCCTCAAATTGAACGAACCGTTAACCGTTGTGAAGTCCGCCTGTTTAATAACTTTTATTATTCAGATGCCCTGCGTGATGAACATAACAGACAGGTTCTGGTGAACTACGACATTCATGACGCCTCAAAAGTAACGGTGTGCCGTATGGATGGTTCTGTTATCTGTGATGCCGTCTGGGGTGGCAATAAAGAACTGGCCTTCCCGATATCGGCAGAGTATTACCAGCGGCAGCAGCGACTTAAAGGTATGCGTAAGCGTGGCGAGGAAAGGATCCGCCTGGCTGAAGCTGAAAATGTACTGACCATTGCAGCCCCCTCAGAAACTGAACGTGAATTATTACGGGGTAATGTATACCGACCAAAAGTTGGTGCGGTCAGAATTCATGCAACCGATGATGTGGAAGATGCTGAATATGTGGATGATGATTTTTTAAATAATTCTCTGGATGTTCTCGAATCAAATAAACGGAAGAACGTTATTTAAATTACGTTTTAACTAAATTCAAAAATGGAGTTAATTATGTCTGATGTGAATATCACTGATATTCGCGGGGTTCTGCGCACCCTTGTGGATGACAAAGGCGTTACTTTTGCTCAGGTAGCCCGTGAAACAGGGCTTTCTTCTGGTACAGTCAGCGGTTTTATGAATGGCAAATATGCCGGAGATAATGAGCGGGTGGAAAAAGCCCTGACACGCTGGATCAATAAACAGCAGGCTGTTGCAGAGTTCCCGGAACCACCGCGTTTTATAGAAACCCCCACAGTTAAGCAAATATGGACGGCATTCCGTTATGCGCACCTCACGGAATGCATTGGTGTGGTTTGCGGTAATCCGGGGGTAGGTAAGTCAGAAGCCGCCCGTGAGTACCGTCGCAGCAACGATAATGTTTGGTTGATTACCGTCACCCCTGCTTGCGCCAGTGTCCTTGAGTGCCTGACCGAGCTGGCGTATGAACTGGGAATGAATGATTCCCCGCGTCGTAAAGGCCCGCTGGCCCGTGCGTTACGTCGCCGTCTCGATGGTACTCAGGGATTAATCATTATTGATGAAGCTGACCATCTGGGCGCTGAAACACTCGAAGAATTACGGCTCCTGCAGGAAGCAACCCGTGTCGGGCTGGTTCTGATGGGGAATCATCGCGTCTACTCCAATATGACCGGTGGAAACCGTACCGTCGAGTTTGCGCGACTGTTCTCACGTATAGCTAAACGGGTTGCTATCAACAAGACCAAAAAAGCCGATGTAACTGCCATTGCTGACGCATGGAATATTGATGGCGATAAGGAGCGCGAGCTGCTCCAGCAGATAGCCCAGAAGCCCGGAGCACTTCGTATTCTCAGTCATTCATTACGCCTTGCTGCAATGACGGCACACGGTGCAGGTGAAACTGTGAATGAAAAATACATTCTTAAGGCTTTCCGCGATTTGGATCTGGACGTAGATGTTTCCAGCTTATTAAGGGGATAAAACAATGTTTTCTGAAATGATGGCCGAGCATATCAGCATGGCAAATGCTGCCCGTAAATGGCTGAATGCGCGTGGCAGCTTCGTGACTGACACCAGAGTGTGGATGAAAAGACCGACACTGGAGATTACCTCCCCACCTCCAGAATTGATTGGTTCGGCAAATAAAATAACGGAATGTGGTCCCGATGGCGTTCGTTTTGTATGGGCGGCACGGGTCGAAGGTTGCAATATAATTTGGCGTTAATTAAGGATAAATCATGCAAACAATACAGCGGTGTAAATGGACGGAAAAGGACAGTAATTTCATTCTTCAGAATGCTGGGAAAATACCTCTGGCTGATATAGCAAAACACCTCAGGCGCAGCGAGTCAGCGATTGCCTCCAGAGCGCAGCGCCTGGGCGTTTCACTGCGTCCCATATCGGCCTGTGAGCATGACAAATGGTTATGTCGCGAGCTGTATAAAGAAGGTCTGTCCATAGAGACCATCGCTGAAAAAATGGAATTAAGTAATCGCAAAGTAACCAACATCGTTTTCAATCAATACTGTTAAAGAGATTAAAAATGGCTAAACGCCCCAAACGTATTAAAAATGCTGCTGCGGTAAATATCGCACAGTCCCGTGATGAAGTTGTTGCCAGTATTCGCCGCATCGGTGATTTACAGCGCGAAGCGTTACGCCTTGAAACCGAAATGAACGACGAGATAGCAGCCGTCACGGAAAAATATGCAGGTTTACTCAAACCCGTTAAAACGTCGCTTGATGAGCTTTCAACGAGTGTTCAGGGCTGGTGTGAGGCAAACCGCAACGATTTAACCAACAACGGCAAAGTGAAGACGGCTAATCTGGTGACTGGTGAAATCCAGTGGCGCTTACGCCCGCCGTCAGTTTCGGTTCGCGGTCTTGATTCCGTTATGGAAACACTGACAAGACTGAAATTAACACGTTTTATCCGTACCAAACAGGAAATTAATAAAGAAGCCATTCTCAATGAACCGAAAGCTGTAGCCGGGGTGGCAGGAATATCCGTTAAATCAGGCATTGAGGATTTTTCTATTATTCCGTTTGAACAGTCAGCCGATATTTAATTAAACACTTCAACAATATGATTTAAACACGGCGCAGCGCGTCAGGGACTCGCTCGCGCCGCATTCAGAAAGGTAATTATTATGACAGCAAACAAACAGGCTATTTTCGATACTCTGCTTTCCCGCTGGGGCTATGACCATCAGCTACTGACGGCAGCAGCCAAAAGCAGCGAGTTTTCCGCATCCTGCTCACGTTATGTCAGTCACAGCATTACCAGCGAAACCGTCGCAGAACGCGCTGCCGATACTGAGATTATTATCGAACAGCTGCGTTATTACGGTATGGGTCAACTGATTGATAACTGTAAAAGCAGGGCCTTGTCGAAGCTGGCAGAACGCACTGGCGTAGTCGTTGAGCCTGTCAGCATGAATGAACGTTCGGCCCGTTCGCTGATGGAGGAAGCGATGGAGCAGGTACAGTTAGGGAGTGACCTGTATCTTGATCTCAATACCAGCAATCGCCTTGCTGCAGCCCGTCTGCGTATGGCTATCAGCCTCTTTATGCAGGCGGCCCAGATAATGATGCGGGAGCAACAATACAGGGAGAATCGCCAGTGAGCAGAACCTCTCTGATAACGTTGATTCATATCGCTAAAAATGATCTGCACCTGGACGATGAGACTTATCGCTCTGTCCTGATGCGTACTACGGGAAAAAACAGCTGCCGGGACCTGACAATTCCGCAACTGAAAACGGTGATTGAAGCCCTGAAAAATACGGGTTTTAAACCCGTTAAAACCCGCAGACGTCGCCCGGATAAAACCAGCGAAACCAGCGACAAAATCCGTGCCGTCTGGCGTCAGATGCACAGCCACGGTTTTGTCACTGATGCCAGCGAAGTGGCGCTCGATCACTTTGTGGCGCGTATTACCCGTCAGACGAACGGCGGCGAAGGTGTCGCCACTCTGGCGTGGTTACGGGGTGATTCACTGGTGGTTGTGCTGGAAAGTCTTAAACAATGGCACATCCGGGAAATTCGTAAACGCTTCTCAGAACGCGGGGAAAGCGTACCCGCCGATCCACTTACCGGGCGAACTCTGCGTAGTTATGATTATGTTGTCTCAGCCTATGAACAGGCATGTAAAAGGTGGCAATCATGAGTCAGCAGGAATTACTGGCAGACTGCCAGGACGACAGCATCCTTGAGCATTTCACTAACGGAGAGGAAACAGAGCAGACCCGCTTTCCGGGGCTACTGGCTGATTTAAATGCGTTGTTAAGGCAGGAACTTGTACGACTGAATATAGATCCGCGTCATTCTCTGGAGCTGGTTACTGCTATCAGTCGGCATATTGGAGGTATGCAGGTGTATTTTCCGAAAGGACAGGTTCTGGAGTATCTGGTAAGAGATATGGCGATTTGGCGCGATTTTACCGGGGATAATATCCCTGACCTTGTAGAGCGTTATCACGTGACCTACAAGACTGTGTACAAGGCGATCAAACGGATGCGACGTCTGGAGCATCGAAAGCATCAGATGCCATTATTTTAGGGAGTAACTTATGACCAGGTTAATAGTATTATTTGCATCGTTAGTCGCATTTTCAGCTCATGCTGATTTTGTTCAAAATGTTAAAGACCGCTTCCAGGAGCGCACACCTGTTGATTACACTGACTGGTACAACAAAGGGGATACGGCCTTCGCTGAGTATCAAGGGATGAATTTTGGTATTTATCAAAATCTCAAAGCCGCAGTTAGGAAAAATGAAGTTAGTATTAAGATGCAATACACCACTGGTCCTGTTCGCCCGGACAGTGACAAATTTACTCAAATGACGAGCTATCTGTGTATTGAAATATTTGAAGATTTTATTCTACCTAAGGAACCGCCTACTAAACCCCTTAGCTGGGATGACGATACACCAGTACGTAAAAATCCCTTACATTTCATGCTTGCAGAAAAAGTAGAAAATACTAATAACGACCCATTAAGAAAGACAGTGAACGGATGGGATATCAAAATTGAACGGCAAGTGATGTTAACATCCTGTTCAGCCCGAAAAATCTAAAACAATGAAGCCGGTAAATCCGGCTTTTTTTATGGCTGAGGCACCCTGAGGTGGAATTCATTTTCCATCATCTGAGGTGCTTTCATGGCTCAACCTGATTTCTCCATTCCGTTCAGCAATTCGCTGGCGTTTATCCTCCGCCCCGATATCGAGGGCGGGCACGTTAAAGACCCCACCGACAGAGGCGGCGAAACCAACCACGGCATTTCTGACCGCCGTGACGGCGTCGCTGACGGCAAAACTGACGTTAACGGCGACAGCAAGCCCGACACCCTCATTCGTGACCTGACACCCGGTCAGGCCGGTCAAATTTATCTGCGTGATTACTGGCAACCTGCCCGCTGTGACCAGTGGCCGGACGGCGTCTCTTTGTTTGTCTTTGATGCGGCTGTGCAGCACGGCGTTAAAAAAGCGATTCAGTTGCTTCAGGCCGCTGTCGGGGTGAAAGCTGACGGTATCGTCGGCCCCAAAACCCTTAACGCGGTGAAGTGGGCTAATCCTGAATGGCTGCTCTCCCGTTGTCTCGTTCGCCGTTCCCGCTATTACGCCGACATCATCAAATCCAGTCCATCACAGGGTAAATACCTTAACGGCTGGTTTAACCGTCTGGAAAAGCTGACGGACGCCTGCCTTGAAATCATCGACTCATCTTCCACCGGGGCACAGCGCTGATATGGGTAAGGGATGGGACGCATCACTTCTGCAGGGGCGGCGTGACCGTCTGCGTCAGGAAGTCCTGCACCGCGTTGCTGGCGGTCCGCCTCCCGTTCCGACCAGTTACGCAGGCCATGACGGCACCCATGCCAGCTATTACCGCAAAGGCTGGGATTCCGTCGATATCAGAGACATCGTCTGGCAGTGCCAGCGGTACAAGGAAAAACAACATGATTAAGTCTTTTGCATCGGGCTGGCTGACGCGCACCTTCATTGCCGTTCTGCTGTCACCCTGGACACTCAGTGTCCTGGTGTCGTGGTCCTGGGTGTTCTGCTCTGCTTTCGGCTGGCGGGCGTTTGCTGTCTGGGGGCTCGCTTTTACCGGCGTTCTGCTTCTGGCGCTGAGTATTACGCTTGATAACCGGCTTTTTCATCTCAGAACACAGGGAAAACTTCCCGGCCGCCGTCCGGTAGTGGCGTCATCACTGGTCTGGCTGGCGGGATGGATCAGTCTGAGTGGCGGCCCGTTAATCATCACCTCGCCCCTGCAACTTATTTTCTTTCCTGTGGGGGCATTGTGTGCCGGGCTGTTATGTCTTCAGGTACGTGATCGGGGAGGCATGGCATGGATCCGTTAACCCTTTCGGCGGTGTCTGCCGTGTTGCTTAAAGCCGGGCCGTCCCTGCTTCGCACCGTGGGCGGCTGGTTCGGTGGTGGCGCTGCCGGTACAGCGGCCAGTGTTGCCGGAATCATTGAGGCCGTCAGCGATGCGGTCAGCCCGCAGGACCGGCAGCGCATCCTTGAGCAGACGCTGGCACAGCTGCCGCCGGAAAAGCTTATTCAGCTTGAGACACTGAAGGTTGAGCTTGAACGGATCCTGTCAGACGGGAAAAAAGCGCTGCTGGCTGACCAGCAGGCAGCACACACCGAACAGCAGACCACTATCCGCAACGGTGATAACGCCACGGATGACTATGTCCGCCAGACCCGTCCGCTGCTGGCCCGCCTTTCCTTATACGGCTGTATTGCCTATGTCCTGTTGCTGGTGCTGGGCCAGCAGGCGGCCGCGATTGCCACGGCCCGTGGCCTCGCGCTCACCATGCCCGCCCCGGACTGGGACATTGCGCTGATGTTGCTGACCCCTGCGCTCGGCTATCTCGGCTTTCGCACGCTGGACGGCTTCGCCCGGTTCAGTAAGTCCAGCAAACACAAAACCCCTGCGGGCCTTAAATGACGGATGAACTGGACCGGATCAGTGACCGGGATTTAAACGAGCGTCAACGGGTCGTTAAGGCCCATTTAAACCGCCCTGTTGAACGGGCCGCGCGCGACGGGTACTGCAACGACTGCGGGAATGATATTCCGGCACCGAGGCGTCAGGCCCGCCCTGATGCGGTGACCTGTCTCACCTGCCAGCAGTTAAGGGAAGAAAGGAGAAAACGTGATCATTGATGTGATTAAAGATTACTGGCCGATTATCTGGGCGCTGCTGCTGACAGGTGTTAGTGCCATTCAGCTGCTGCTGGTGAAAACCTACGTCAGGCACGGCGCATTTAACGAGCTGGCTTTACGGGTGGTAAACGTGGAAAGCGCCATTAAACAACTGCCCGCACCTGAAGAATTGCACCGCCTGGAACTGGAGATCAGCAACCTGCGCGGGGATATCCGTGAGCTGGGGCAGGCGCTGCGCAAGGTGTCCCGCATCAGCGACCTGTTGCTTGAGAACGAACTGAAAGAGAGAAACTAAAAGGAAATGGCGATGAGAGACATTCTGAATGAAGACCGCCGACTGGTGCTGCTTCGCTCCCTGCTGGACTGCGGGAACAGCGCCAATGAATCCGTATTGCAGACCTGCTTACAGGCATACGGTCACCGCGTATCCCGTGATGTGGTGCGTACGCAGCTGGCGTGGCTGCGTGAACAGGGACTGGTGCGACTGACGGACGTGTCCGGCTGTTATGTGGCTGATATCACCGGCAGCGGCGATGACGTTGCCAACGGTCTGTCATGTGTGCCGGGCGTGAAAAAGCCCCGGGCGAGGGACTAAGAATGGCGAATTCAAAACCGTTATCAAAACCAGAGCGCGAGATTGTCCGCAAACTTGCCGCCGTGCTGGTCTGCGCTGACCTTGAGGCAAACATGTTGTCCCGGTTCTGTGAAGAAAAAACCGGCAAGCCGTACAACCGCGACAGCCCGGACAGCTATCTCAATAGGTTTCTGAACAATAACCCGCAATACCGCCGCCTCTGGTCGCTGTTGCAAAAAGACATTGCCACCTGTCGGCGTGATATGGCTGAAGGTCTGAGGAGAGAGCGTGGAAAGTGAACACCGCCCGACGCGCGGCCGCCTGTCCAAAATTGACCTGCTCCCGAACACCATCCGGGAGCAGTTGCACCAGATGCTGCGCGAAAAACGTCACACCCAGGAAGAAATCCGCGCGGCCATCAATGAACTGATTGATAACCATGATCTGCCCGATGAGATGCAACTGAGCCGCACCGGTCTGAATCGCTACGCCGTGCGTATGGAGCAGGTTGGCGCAAAAATCCGCGCCTCGCGTGAGATGGCGGAAATCTGGGCCGCGAAACTCGGCACCGCCCCCACGTCTGATGTGGGCAAGCTGCTGATGGAGTTTGTCAAAACGCTGGCCTTTGAAACCTCAATGTCTCTCGCGGAACAGGAAGGCACCACCGTAGAGCCGAAAGCCCTCGGCCAGCTGGCGCTGGTCGCCCAGCGTCTGGAAGCGGCGGCCATGACCAGCCATAAGCGCGAGAAAGAGATCCGCAAAGCCTTTGCCGAAGAACTGGCAAAAAAGACAGACGAACTGGCGAAACGCGCGGGCCTGACCGGCGATTCTGCTGCACTCATCAAGCGTGAAATTCTGGGGCTCGCATAATGACCCGACAGTCTGAATCCTTTGTGTTTAATGAAACGGACGTCCTGCTGCCCTACCAGAAACGGTGGGTTAAGGATGATTCCGGTCTGAAAATCGCGGAGAAATCCCGCCGTACCGGTCTGACCTGGGCAGAAGCGGCCGACGCCGCGCTGACCGCGTCGCTGTCAAAATCAGATGGTGGCCGCGATCATTTCTATATTGGCTCCAATAAGGAGATGGCCCGCGAATTCATTGATGCCGTGGCGATGTGGGCAAAAGCCTATAACGCCGTCGCCGGTGAAATCTGCGAGGAAGTCATTAAGGATGAAGAAAAGGACATTCTGACCTTTGTTGTGTACTTCGCCAGCGGCTACAAAGTGAAGGCACTGTCCAGCAATCCCAGTAACATTCGCGGGATGCAGGGCAATGTCACCATTGATGAAGCCGGATTCCATGAGCAACTTGGCGAACTGCTGAAGGCCGTTTCCCCGCTGAGAGCATGGGGCGGCAAAATTCGCCTCATCTCCACGCACAACGGCGCGGAAAATCTTTTTAACGAGTTGATCCAGGACAGCCGCGCCAGGAAGAAAGATTACAGCATTCATACCATCACGCTGGATGATGCCTGTCATGAGGGACTGTATCGCCGGATTTGCCAGGTTCAGGGGCAGACATGGTCACAGGTCGCAGAGGATGCGTGGAAAGAGCAATTGCTGCGTAATACCGCCACCCGCGACGATGCGCTGGAGGAATATTACTGCGTCCCGAAAAACGGCGGCGGCACCTATATTCCCCGGTCATTGCGTGAGCGTGCGGCCCGTGGGCCGGGGCCGGTGCTGCGCTTTAACGGCACGCCGGAGTTTAACGCCCTGTCCGAGGGGATGCGCCGCGTTGATATGCAGGAATGGCTGGAGACGGTGGTTAAGCCTGAACTGGACAAGCTGCCGCGCGACCTTCGCCATGCGCTGGGGGAAGACTTCGCCCGCACCGGCGATTTGACGGTATTCGCGCCGGTGACGGTCCATGATGACACCCATCGTGACGTGCCGTTCCTGGTGGAACTGAGCAACGTGCCGTTTAAGCAACAGGAACAGGTGCTGTTTTACCTCTGCGATAACCTGCCGCGCCGCGACGGTATCAAGCTGGATGCGCGCGGGAATGGTCAGTATCTGGCTGAACAGGCCGCCGAACGCTACGGCGAGGAAGTGGAACAGGTCATGCTGTCCGTCCCGTTCTACCGGGAGAACATGCCACGATTCCGCTCCGCCTTTGAAGATGATGAGTTAGTCCTGCCGAAACATGAAGATGTGATCACCGACCTCGGTGCGATTCAGGTGTTACGCGGTGTGCCGGGTATTGATGATTCTCGCACCACCGGGGCCGATGGCCGCAAGCGTCATGGTGATGCCGCCGTGGCCATCTTCCTCGGCTTCCTCGCCAGCCGTGAAGACTGCCGCCGCTACGAGCTGCATAAACTGACCCGTCCCAGAACGACACAGGAGCGTAACGAACGCCGTCAGGTCCGGCGCACACGCGGGCTTAAAAATGAGAGAGGATTACTCTGATGCTGAAACAACTGGCCGGGGCGGTTCGCCGCCTGCTTAACCCTGCCACCGGCGAGCCGGAGCCGGTGAACAATGACCATCTGAGTGAGCCACAGGCCCGCGCCACCGCCATGACGGTTCGCAGTCCGTCCGCCGGGGTAAGCGTGGCGGGTACGCTGACGCCATCGCGCCTGGCGAGCGTGCTGCGCGGGGCGGCAGATGGCAGTCCGCGCGATTTCTTTATTCTTGCGGAAGAAATGGAAGAACGTGACCTGCATTATGCGTCCGTGTTGCGGACCCGCAAGCTGAAGGTGGCCGGGCTGGCCCCGGCCATTGAGGCGGTCAGCGATGACGCCCGTGACGTGGCGCTGGCCGATGCCGTGCGTAACCTGATGGAGCAGCCGCAAATCCCGGAGCTTTTATTCGATCTGCTGGACGGTCTCGGTAAAGGCGTGGGCGTCTGTGAAATTCTCTGGAATACCCGCAACAATCACTGGCTTCCCCGTGATTATGAGTGGGTTGATCCGCGTTTCCTCAAACCGGAGAAAGCCACTCTGCGTACTTTCCGGCTGATTACGGAGGCCTCGCCGGTGGACGGTGAGCCTCTCACGCCAGGCAAGTATATTGTCCATCAGCCCCGGCTGAAATCCGGTCTGCCGTTGCGTAACGGGCTGGCCCGTCTGGTGGCGGTCATGTACATGCTGAAATCGTTCACCGTGCGTGACTGGTGGGCGTTTGCGGAAAAGTTCGGAATGCCGCTGGTTATCGGGAAATACGGTAAAAACGCCACCGACGAACAGATCCGCGTGCTGATTGATGCCATTGCGTCACTGGCCTCGGATGCGGGGTGTGCCATCCCGGAGTCAATGCAGCTGGATATGCAGGAGACCGCCAGCCGTAACGGTGGCGGCGTGTTGTTTAAGGACATGGCGGACTGGTGTGATGAACAGACCAGCAAGGCCGTACTCGGCCAGACCATGACCACGGATAACGGCAGTTCGCGCTCGCAGGCGGACGTACACAACCAGGTGCGTCTGGATATCGCGGCATGGGATGCGCGTCAGCTTGAGAACACCCTCAATGAATTTCTGGTGCGCCCGTATATCGATCTGAACTACGGCCCGCAGGAACGTTACCCGCGCGTCCTGTTGCGTATCAGTGAACCGCAGGATCTGAAAGCCTTTGTGGAAGCACTCACCCCCCTGATTGACCGGGGAATGCGGGTGCAGGAGTCGGAAATCCGCGACCGCTTCGGCCTTGCCGATCCCGATCCGAAAGCACTGATTCTGGTCCCGTCTGCCACTGCAGCGATGAATGCCGCCCCGGCACTTAACCGGGCACAGGCAAAGATTGCCCTCAACCGCGAGCAGCCGGATGAACTGACCGTTATGGCAGAAGATGCGATGCAGGAGTGGCAGCGCACCGGCGACGCCTTCACCAGCCCCGTGCTGGCGCTGGCAAATGAGGCACAAACCTTTGACGACTTTCTGGCGCGCCTGCCGGAACTTCAGGCGACGCTTGCGCCGGATGATTTCGCCCTGCAGCTGGCGAAACTCTGTTTTCAGGCCCGGGCGCTGGGGGATGTGAACGATGCGTGACACCCTTATCCCAAAAGAGGCGCTCGCCTGGCTGAAGGCGAAAAAGCTGAAGCCCGGTTTTGACTATCGCGATGTGTGGAAGGAAGAACACAGCGCTGCGTTTACCGTCGCGAAAATGACGCAGCTGGATTTACTGGCCGACGTCCGGGCACTGGTGGAGGATGCGCTCGAAAGCGGTCAGACCTTCGCCGAATTTCGGGAGGTGCTCCGCCCGCTGCTGGTGAAACGGGGATGGTGGGGTCAGCAGCTGATGGATGACCCGCTCACCGGCGAAACCCGGCCCGTCCAGCTGGGAAGCGATCGCCGCATCAGGACGATTTACCGGACCAACATGCGCACCGCCCGCGCGGCCGGTCAGTGGGAACGCATCGAACGCACCAGACGCGCGATGCCCTATCTGCTCTATCAGTTGGGGCCGTCCCGTGAACACCGCGCCGAACATCTGAAATGGGCGAACCTTTGCCTGCCGGTGGAGCATCCTTTCTGGCGCACACATTTCGTCCCTAACGGCTGGGGCTGTAAATGTGGCATCCGTCAGGTCAGCCGCAGCGAGTATGAAGACCTCAAAGCCAGCGGCCACATCACGACAGAAGCCCCGGACATTACGCTGGTGAAATGGGTGAATAAGCGCACCGGTGAAGAAGAGCAGATCCCCGAGGGGATCGATCCGGGCTGGAACTACAACCCCGGCACCGGGCGACAGGTGGTGCTTGCCCGTCAACTGGCGGCAAAACAGGCCGCTTTCGACGCCGCTGGCAGCCTCACAAAATAATGCATCAGAACGCCCCTGAACGCGTCCACGGTGTTTTCGCTACATCGCCGCGCAGAAAAATCTTTAAACGCATACGGGCGTTTTTAAACGGGTTTTAAACGCGGTTACATCCCCTGTTAACAGTGAAAGCGGTAAATCCGGCTTTTTTTCCCCATCCTGCACACTGTCCGTCAGTTTTATCACCTGACGGACAGCATCATGACCACCCGCAAAAACGGCCCTGAACTACTGGCGCTTTGTTTTGAAATTCCGTTCGACGGCGACGACGCGCTGCCGGAGTGGTTGCCCGTTATTCCGGCGGGTCGTTTCTCCGGCCGCGATGGCCGTTCATGGGTCAACAACCAGCCGCACGAGGTGGTAACGCGCTCGAAGCGTTACCCCGCGCTGCCGGTGGATATGGAGCACGCCACCGAAATCAAAGGCCCCAAAGGCGAGGAAGCTTTCGCCTATGGCTGGATCCGCGAGTATCGCGTGGCGGAAGACGGCCGCATTGACGCCCGCGTGGAATGGACGGAAGAAGGTGCCGCCATTATCCGCGCCAAAAAATACCGCTATTACAGTCCCGCTTTTTTCAATACCGCCACGGGGGAAGTGCTTCGCCTGTCCAGCGTGGGGCTGACCAACAAACCCAACCTTGATTTTCCCGCCCTTAACCAGGAGAGCACCATGCCTTTACCCGTACAGATTGTGACGGCGCTGGGGCTGGCTGAGACCGCATCTGCAGATGATGCGGTGACCGCCATCACCCGGCTGAAAAACAACGAACAGGTGGCACTGAACCGCGCCATGTCCCCGGACCTGACAAAGTTTGTGCCGACTGAGACCTATCAGCTGGCGCTGAACCGCGCGGAAGCCGCAGAGAACACCCTGAAAGAACAGGCAGAAAAAGACGCCGTGTCGCTGGTTGATGCCGCTATCGAAGCCGGAAAGATTGCTCCCGCCAACCGGGAGATGTATCTCGCGACGTGTCGCAGTGAAGGCGGTCGTGAGCAGTTCGCCTCTTTCATCAAGACGGCCCCGGCGCTGGTCAATAACGACAAACCCACCGGCGGCAAAGACGGCAAAACCACCACCCTTACTGAAACCGAACTGGCGATGTGCCGCAGCATGGGTATCACCCAGGAAGCGTTTCTTGCCACCCGACCTGAACAGGAATAAACGACATGCCACAGGTTAACACCGAAGTTCTGCACGCCCTGACAACCTGCCTCAGCGCCTCATTCACGAAAGGCCTGAGCGGTATCAAACCACAATGGCAGCGCATCGCAACAGAAGTCCCGAGTTCGTCCGCCTCCAATACCTACGGCTGGCTGGCCGATTTCCCGGACATTAAAGAATGGGTCGGTGACCGCCAACTGTCGCTGCTCGGCCAGCACGGCTACACCATTGTCAACAAGCCCTGGGAAAACTCGATCCGCGTCAAACGCGACAACATCGAGGACGATCAGATTGGTCAGTACGGCGTGATTGCGGAACGCTTTGGCCGTCAGGTGGCTGAGTTCCCGGACAAGCTGTGCTACCCGATGCTGGTCGCGGGCTTTACCACGCTGTGCTTTGACGGGCAGAACTTCTTTGATGACGACCATCCGATGGCGGGCGGCACCTACAGCAATATCGTCGGGGATATCACCACCGACAAGGGGGAGCCGTGGTTCCTGATTGATGAATCGCAGGTGCTCAAACCCATCATCTACCAGAACCGCCGCGCGTTTAATTTCGATGCGCTGGACGACATGAACAATGAGCACACCTTCAAAAACGCCGAGTTTTTGTATGGCGTGGACGGGCGAAGCAATGCCGGTTTTGGCTTCTGGCAGACGGCGGTGGGGTCCCGAGCGCCGCTGACCGTGGCGAACTACGAGAAAGCCGTCGCCGTTCTTCAGGGCATGAAGACCGATTCCGGCGAGCCGCTGGGTATTCGTCAGACCACCCTCGTTGTCGGCAGCCGCAACCGCGCCGCCGCAAAACGCATCATCGACGCACAACTGGTCGATGGCGGTGATTCCAACATCTATTACAAGGATGTGGACATCGTCGATTCGCCGTTTATCACCACCCCGGCTTAAACCGGTCCTTTCAGCGCGGTTTAAACGGTGATTAATGCCGGGTAAACCGCCCTTTAAACGAGGATGGACACGTGAGTGAAAGTAAAAGCCCGAGAAGCACACGAAAAACCGTCAAAGCAGGTCCGGACACGGCAGTCAAAGCGCCAGCGCCGGATATGGCACCGGCTGCTGGGGCTGACGGTCAGACGCATGAACCGCCAGTTACATTGCCCGGATACTACATTCCGGTGGGTTCACAACCCGTCAGCCCGGCCGCTGACGCTGCCGTCGGAAACGTCACCGACATCACAGTTATCGGGGATGTCCCTGAATGTCACCCGGCCGTGATGCCGCAGACTGACGATGTGGTGGCGCTGGAGGTTCGCGCGATTCCCCCGGCCGGGTTCTGGCGCTGCGGCCTGTTCTGGTCGCATCAGGGGCAACACATCTTTGTCAGCGATGACCCGGAAGGCGACAACGCGGCGAACAATGAGGCGATGGGGGCGGTTTCTCACTGCTTCATCAGCCGTGAAATTGCTGCCCGTCTGAAGGTGGATCCGAATCTGATTGTTACCGATGTGCCTGTTCTTTTGGAGCCTGAGTGATGGGCGTTTACGTCACGCGCGACGATCTGCTCCGGGTGGACGGCAATCTGGTCTGGAATCTGGCGGTGAAGAAGGATTCCGCCGAACTGGACGAGGACAAAATCACCCAGGCCATCGCAGATGCGGACGCGGAGATTGATTCATTTCTGGCGAAGCGCTACCAGCTGCCGCTGGCGGTGCCGGAAATCCCGCGCCCGCTGCACCGGGTCGCCATTACGCTGGCGTTCTACTGGCTGTCAGATCGTGACAACCAGATAACGGAACTGATGCAAAAACGCTATGACGACGCCCTGAAAGCCCTGAAAGAGATGGCGAACGGGACGCGTGAGCTGGGGCTGCCCGCCCACGTGACGCCGGTGGAAACCAACAACGGCAGAATTATTGTCATTGCCGATAACGCCCGTCTGTTTACCCGCAACAGCCTGAAAGGGGTGCTCTGATGGGTATCAGCGTCCAGGTCAGCGGTGACCAGAAACTGGAGGAGATGCGTCGCGCCATCGAGAAACTCTCAGACGGCAGCCTTCAGGCCGAATTGCTGGAAAGTATCGGCGCGGTGGTGGAATCCCAGACGCGTCGCCGCATTGCTGACGAGAAGACCGCCCCGGACGGCGGGCGCTGGCCGGACTGGTCTGAGGGTTACGCGAAAACCCGCCACGGCAACCAGAGCCTGTTACAGGGCGACGGTGACCTGCTCGACAGCATCCAGTACGTGGTTGGCAAAGGTGTCGTGCATATCGGGACGCCGCTCGATTATGGCCGGGTGATGAATGACGGCTTCAGCGGCAGCGTCGCCGTCAGCAGTCATAAGCGCCTTATCACACAGGCTTTTGGCCGCGCCCTGAAACATGCCGTCTGGCAGTCGGTGGGCGCACATAACCGCATGATGGACACGCCGCAGCGTGAATTTCTTGGGCTGTCTTCAGACAACCAGAGCGAGCTGCTGCGCGTTGTCGGTGATTTCTGGAAGGAGGTTTTACCGTGACACAGCAACGACCCGCATTACTGACCGCCGGCAGCACCATTGCCGCCGCTGAGCGCATTGTGGCCTGGCTTAAACCGGTGCTCGAGGGCGACGACCCTGACCGGGTGAAAGTGGTTGAACGTCATATCGGGCAGTTCAACACCCCGGAGGAAGTGAAACGCCATCTGTCCGGGCGTGACGGGTGTATTCGCGTGGCGGCGCTGCGTGTGCGTGATATCAGCGGCCGCAACAATGTGACCGGTCTGGTCACCTGGGGGGCATACGTCATGGCGACGGATGCGTGGGGCTATGGCCGGGACACCCGTTGCGAGGTCCTTGTCGGGAAACTGGTGCGCCGTCTGGTTGCCCGTGATGCCGTCGCCGGGATGGATGCGGAGCGGATGGCCGTCAGCGTCAGCGCGGACAATATCTACTCCGCCAGCCTTGACGGCCTCGGCCTGACCATGTGGGCGGTAACGTGGCAGCAGGCGTTTCGTCTTGATGATGAAATCGACCTTAACGCACTGCCTGATTTCCTGCGTCTCGGCGCGACGTTCGCCAGCGGCGAGCACGGCGCAGAGGTAACAGATGTGATTAACGTACGGGAACAACAGCATGACGATGAAACGGATTAAACCCGCCCGTGAAGGGCTTAACGTTCGCCGCCCTGACGGGGAATCGCTTGATCCACAGGGTGAAACGCTGCCACTGACGGCGTACTGGTTGCGCCGTGAAACCGAGGGGGACGTGGTGATTACGGATGTCCCTAAAAAAACACATGCCCCTAAAAAACAACAGGAGCAATAATTATGTCAGTAGGCTCTATTCCTGATGATATCCGCGTCCCGCTGGTCACCATTGATATTGATAACTCTCAGGCGCTCGATGGCGCACCGGCACAGTCGCGTAAAATTCTGGTAATCGGTCACGGTCTGCCCGCCGGAACGGCCGAAGCGCTGACCCTGAACCGCGTCACCGGCGACAGTGCCGCTGATAATTTTTACGGCCGTGGCTCGATGCTGGCGGAGATGATCAAAATCCTGCGTAAGGCAAACAGCTACACCGAAACGTGGGCGATGAGCATCGATGCCCCGACGACAGGCGTGGCAGCTACTGCCACTCTGACCGTGGAAGGTACGGCAACACAGGCCGGGACGCTGTCACTGATGATTAACGGGGTATCAGTACAGGTCGGCGTAGCGGCAAATGCCACGCGGGATGCTGTTACAAAGGCCATTATCAGCGATGTGAACAGAACCCCGGCAGCGCAGGTCTCCGCGTCAGCCGTTGCCAGTCACGACAATAAAATTTTGCTGACCGTTAACTGGAAAGGTATCAGTGGCAATGGCGCAGACGTTCGACTGAACTATCACCCCGGCGAAAGCACCCCGGCAGGCCTGAACGTTACCGCGACGCCGTTCAGCGGCGGCACCGGCACACCGGACATGGCGGCCGTGGTGGCGTCACTCGGGACAGAGTGGTACACGGATATGGTCTGCCCGTTCACCGATACGCAGAACCTGAACACCCTGCGGGATGAACTGCTCAACCGCTGGGGACCGCTAAAGATGATGGAGGCGCAGGTGTGGAGTGCGTACCGGGGCACCCATGCCGAAAGCGGCACGTTCGGTCATACCCGCAATGACTGGCTGATTTCCTGCATCGGGACCAACATTGCGCCACAACCGGCGTGGATGTGGGCCGCATCCTATGGCGGCACGGCGGCATACTATCTGGCAATCGATCCGGCGCGTCCGTTGCAGACGCTGGTGCTCAAAGGCATTCTGCCGCCTGCCCGTAAAATTCGCTGGGATATGCCGGAGCGCAACCTCCTGCTGCATGACGGCATCGCCACCCACAGCGTGGATGCAGGGGATAACGTCTGCATTGAGCGTGAAATCACCATGTACCGCGTCAACCAGTACGGCGACCCCGACACGTCTTATCTTGATGTGCAGTCCCCGGCAACGCTTGGCCGTATCCGTTACATCATCAAAAACCGTTTCACCAGTCGTTACCCGCGACACAAGCTGGCGGACGACAACGTTCTGGATTCAATTGAACCGGGCCAGCCGGTGATGACGCCGAAAATCTGCACCGGCGAACTGCTCGATATCTGCCTGACTGAACTGGTCCCGGCCGGACTGGTGGAGAACTTCGCGGATTACAAAGACACGCTGCAGGTCTGGCGCGACAAGAGCGACAAAAACCGCCTCAACTTCATCTGTCACCCGAATCTGGTTAATCAGCTGCGTGTGCTGGCGGGCCTCATCCAGTTCAAACTTTAAGGAACCATCATGGCAAAAATTCTGGGCATGGCCTCGATTCACATCAACGGCCGCGAGATTAAAACCGAGGGGAAATCGACCCTCAATCCGGGGGGCTTCAGCCGTCAGCAGCATATGGGTGGCGGCAAAGTCTGGGGCAATTCGCGCAAGATGGCCGGTCCCTCGATCAAACTCACCATTGCCGCAGCGGCGGATATGGACGTTATCGAGATCAGCGGCTGGGAGGATGTGACGGTGATGTTTTACGGCGACAACGGCCTTAACTACATGATGACCGGCTCGGCTACTGACAACCCGGCAGAACTGGACGAGGACGCGGGCACCATTTCCGCGAACTTTATCGGCGAAAAATGCGTAAGGATCTAAACCGTGGCTGAACTGACTTTTGAACTGAAACACGGTCTGCTGACCGGCAAAGGCACGGCAGACGAAACGCTGCATAAAACGGTGCGTCTGCGTGAACTGACCTCGAAGGACATTGTGGACGCGCAGATGGCGTCAGAACGTGTGGTGATTGGCGCGAACGGGAAAGCCGTTGCGTATTGCTCCGAGGTGCTTTACGGCCTTGAGATGATGCGCCGCCAGATTGCGGGGATTGGTACGCTTCCCGGTCCGTTGAGTATGGAGCTGCTCTACAAACTGGATCCTTCAGACCTGAAGCATCTGACCGAACAGGCTCAGGCGCTGGACGACATGCTGGAGGGTGTCAGCGAACGGGGGCGAGATGATGCCGCTGGCGGCGGCACTGAATGATCTGCTGATAAACCTTTCACAGCGTTTTGATATTCAGTACCTGCAACAGCTGCCCTTGCGGCGGCTGTTGCGCCTGTTAAAGCAACTGGAGAAACAACATGGCCGGAAAGCTGAGCACTGAGATCCTGATTAACCTGGCGGGCAACCTTCAGGCGAAAGCCCGCCAGTACGGGGCCAATATGTCAGAGTTTGCCGCCCGACATAAGCGTTCAATGGCCGTGGTTCAAGCCACATCAGAGGCCGCAGGTCGTGGGTTCGATATGCTCGGAAACCGTTACACCGGCATGATTGCCGGTTTTGCAGGGGGAGCAATGTTGCGGGAGTTCACTGAACTGGACAGGCGTCTTACACGCATTGGTATAGCCGCCGGAAAAACCCGTGAACAAATGAGCGAAATATCAGGCATGGTTATGGATACTTCCATTAAATTTAAAATTGATGAGCGACAGCTCCTTAGCGCGATTGAAAAAACGGGGACTGTAACAGGGGATGTCAATTTTGGTGTTAAAAACCGTGATTTACTCGGTGCCACTATTGCAGCATCCGGCGCAACGGGGGAATCAGTCGGTGACTTATTTTCAGTGCTGACAAAATTTAAAATTGATTCAGATGCAGAGGCTTACAAAGCAATCGACACTGCCAACAGGCTGGGTAAAGAGGGGGCATATGAACTGAAGGATATCGCAGAGAAAGGTGGCAAAGCATTTTCATTATATGCCGCCGCTGGCGGACGAGGTGTAGAAGGTTTCAAGGATGTTCTTGTCGCTCTGGAGTCTTCAATCGACGCGACAGGAAACAGGGACACAGCAGCCACGGTCACGGAAAACTTTATTAAAGAAGTACAAAACCCTAAAACAGTTAAAACGCTTCGCGGGGCGGGCATAGAGGTATTTGACAAAGACGGGAATATTCGAAAGCTTCCCAAACTACTGGAAGAAATAGCCCTTAAATCCGGCAGTAAAGGAACCGAAACGCAGAAGCAAAGGCTTCTTGATGCTGGTTTTAATGATGACAGTACGCTGTTAATCAGCAGCGTAACGTCCGGGAAAGGTGCGGAGAACCTTAAACGCTATCAGTCCGTTGTGGGAGATGGAAAAGGCATTCTGGAAGATGCGGTTTACGCAGCAAAAGATTTCACATCTGCAATGCAGGGGTTGACGACAACGTGGAATAAATTTGCTAACGGTCATCTGGCTAAACCCGTTCAGGATCTGGCCGATGCTTTGAATGGTCTTGAGCCTGGCACAGTCCAGCGCTGGTTGGAAATCAGTAAAAATGTAGCTATCGCCACTGCCGGAGTCGTTGCCGCCCGCAAGGCGTTCAAGATAGGTAAAGGAGCCTGGGATATTCTCGGCCCCGGCAAAGGTAAAGGGCTGCCTAAAGGCGTAACCGATGTTTTCGGCTCCGGTGTAATGCCCGTCTATGTCGTCAATATGGGCGCGGGTGGTCTGGGTGGTGCGTCTGGTGCTGACCTTCCTGATGGACGTAACCGCCCCAACAGACCCGGAGGGAGGCCACGTCCGGGACAAATGCCCGGTGGTTTTAGTCCGCTGTTTCTTGCCTCCACCATCCCTTTTCTGGCAGAAGAACCGAATCTCAGTGATGACCAGAAAAATGACATGGTGAAGTGGGCGCAGGAGCGGGCAAAAGGTCCGTCGTTGTGGGCGCGCCTCACCGACTATTTCACATCAGCTGCTGAGAATCCGGCTATTACCGACCCGCGCCCGTGGGCAGTACAGCAACCTGCTCCAGCATATCCAGTAGTTCCACCTTCCCTTCAGGGGGAAATTCGTGTGGTGGTGGAAGGTGACGCCCGCGTCAAAAGCGTGCGCATGGACCAGCCGGGGATCCGCCTCAGCGCTCAGGCTGGCGTGTCCAGCGTGGAGCAGGATTGATGGCAACAGGAAAATGGGAAAACGTGCGTGATGCCTCCTTTCGCGGCGTCCCGTTCTGCCTGGTGGACACTGACGGCTCAGGTGGTCGCCGCGCCATTCCCCGCGCCTACCCCAAAAAAGAGCTGGGCTGGACGGAGGACAACGGCGCGGCGCTGGGACAACAGCAGATCAAGGCTAAAGTGGTCGGCAAAAATTACCTCGATCAGCTTAACGCTCTGCTCGATGCGCTCAATTTTCCCGGCCCCGGTGAACTGGTGCATCCGTGGTTCGGTATGCAGACGGTTCAGGTGGGCAAGGTATCGCACCATCTCAGCAATGAAGAAAGCGACGTTGCCCACGTCTCCTTTGAGGTTTTCGAGGCGGGAGAACGGCTGTTTCCTTCAGCCGCAGATAACACCGGCGAGAACGTGCTGACGGGCATTGATGCCGTGAATGCCGCGCTTGAGAACGGCGACTGGTTCGGCGCACTCGACGGGCTGGGCGACTTGGTGGACACGTTCCTGGATGACATGGAGTCGTTTGTGGCGGGCCTGCCGTCAATTCCTGACGCGCTGAATGACTGGGTGGACCGTCTGTCACGCTTTAAAGAGCTGGCCGGGGTGACGGTGGCCTATCCGGGGCGGCTGGTCGGTGAACTGACCGACCTGACACAGCGCGTCAGCGGCATTATGAGTGAGCCGCCTGTGGCTATACAGGTCTATGAACAACTCAGAAGCCAGTGGAACAGTGAGCGGGCATTACAGGTCGCCACCCGCTCACAGCCGGGGGATGTTTCCGTCACACCCGGTTCCGTTGCTGACGGCATTATCGGCTTTGCGGGCAGTATCGCGTCGGGCTATCTCAGTCCGTCCACTGCGCTGCAAAAGAATATCACTGATTTTCGCCAGGTGGTCATGCTGATGACGCTGACCGGGCAGACGAAAGCCATGTTATCCACCACCTACACCACCAGTGACACCGCCCTGCGGGCCGGTGATGCCCTTGCTGCTGAACTGGCCGCACAGGCCGTGTTTGCGGTGGAGAACGATCAGCGTGGGCTGTGGCGTCAGTTACGCGATCTGCGTCTGGCCGTGATTACGGATACCGGCGTCCGGGCGGCGAGGCTGCCGGAGGTAATCCGTATAACCCCGGCCACAACAACATCGGCCGCACTGCTGGCATGGCGTGAAACCGGCGATACCGAAAATCGTGATGCCATTGTGGCGCGTAACCGGCTGCGGGATCCGTCCTTTATTGTGGCGGGCCGTTCTGTGGAGGTTTTCAAGTGATGGAATCAGTCATTCTGACGGTTGACGGTAAACAGTGGGACGGATGGACAGAAATGTCCCTGACCCGCTCATTAAAGGCGATTGCCGGAGAGTTCGATCTGACCGTGACCACGCGCTGGTCTGAGGCGGCTCCACGAACAATCAAAGAGGGTCAGCCCTGCAGGGTGATGCTCGGGCCGGATACGGTGCTGACGGGCTACATTGACGATCGCATTCCGAGCTATGACGCAGACAACGTTTCTGTCCGGGTCATGGGACGGGATAAAACCGGCGATCTGGTTGACTGCTCGGTGGTGCATTCGTCCGGGCAGTGGAAAGGTGTCCGCCTGGAACAGCTGGCGGTGGAAGTTTGCCGCCCGTTCGGGATAACGGTTATCTGCGAAACCGACACCGGCGACGCTTTCGCCAGTGTGGTGCTTGAACAGGGGGAAACCGGTTTTGACCTGCTTGACCGCCTGGCGAAACAGCGCGGCGTCCTGCTCACCTGTGACGGGCTGGGGAATCTTATCATTACCCGCGCTTCGAAAATCCGCGCCGGTGTGTCTCTGGTGCTGGGGCGCAATATCGCGGCGGCCCGTGGTCGCTTCAGCTGGCGCGAGCGTAACAGCGAGTACATCATCAAAGGTTCTGCCAGTGCCGGTGGCTCACTCTGGGACGATCAGCCTGTCCGCGTGGTGGGTGGTCGCCAGATTACCGTGCGTGACGGTGAGATAAACCGCTTCCGGCCAAAGATTCTCGTCAATGAGGACAGTCTGACGGTGGGCGGAGCCAGCACGCGCGGCGAATGGTACAAGGCCCGTATGATGGGGGAAGCGAACACCACGGAGATAACCGTCCACGGCTGGCGGGAGAACGGCGACAGTGGCCCGTTGTGGCAACCTAACCGCCTGATTGATATTGATGATCCGCTTCAGGATCTGAAGGCGACCTGGCTGTCTGAAAGCGTCACCTATACCGAAGGCGACAACGGCCGCCAGACGGTGATCGCCCTGGTGCCGCCGGAATCTCTGGATATGCCTGAAACCAAAGTCAAAGGCAAAAAAGGCGGTAAAGTGGAGGCGAAATTATCATGGTAATGGATCCTTCGGGTTTTGGTCGTACCCTGACCGCGCTAGGACGCCGCCTGCGTCTGATGGTTGACCGCGCCGTGGTCCGTATGGTGACGGACAGCCTCGGCCGTCAGAACCTCCAGATTCAGTCTCTGGCCGATGCCACGAACGATGATGTCGAGCGCTTCCAAAACTATGGGCTAACCTCTTTCCCGCCGCCCGGTTCGGAGGCCATTGTGCTGGCGCTGGGGGGGCGGCGTGAAAGTCTGGTGGCCATTGCGGTTGAAGATAAAACGTGTCGCCCGAGAGGTCTGGACCCCGGCGATGTGCGCCTGTATCACCAGGACGGCCTGTCACATATCACCCTGAAGAAAGGCGGCGTTATAAAGGTTCACGGAGAGCAGTTCGATTTAACAGGGAAAGCGGTAAATTACACCGTTGAAGGCGCATTTTATATAAAGGCTACCTCGATGAAATTCGACGGCCTGTGTGAATTTACGAAAGATATCACCATCAATAAAAAATCTTTCCTCAAACATTTTCATAAGGACGCCGACAAACGTGATACGACTGAACCCTTATGACAACCGGAATTGCCTGGAGCACTGCCTTATCCCGTGGTGATTTAACTGTCACCCATGACGGCCTTTCGCTGGATGAAGGGCTGGTCACTCTCGTTATCATCTGTTTATTTACCGATGCCCGCGCGTCGTCTGACGATATTATTCCTGACGGTTCAGGCGACCCGCGCGGCTGGCCCGGCGATACCTTCAGCGATTTCCCGTGGGGGTCGAAACTCTGGCTGCTTGACCGGGAAAAACTCACCGAAGACGTGCGTCAGCGCGTCGAAGATTATGCGTCACTTGCCATGCAGCCATTATTACGCGCGGGTTATGCGCGTAATGCCCGTATTGCCGCCAGTATTTCCCGCCCGGACCGGATAATTTTCACCGTTATTCTGACCCGCCCGGATAAAACCCTGCTTCGCATCGAAATAAATAAACGCTGGGAGGCGACCATTAATGCCTTATGACATTCCGCCGCTGCGCAAGTTAATTACTGACGGCGAAAAAGATATTGCGTATGAGCTTGAACTGGAAAAATTGCCGCCGGTCTGTGTTGAGAAAGCACTGAATACCGCATTCAGTACGCAGGTGCGGGATTTATACGACCATCAGAGCTGGATCAAGGACCAGATTATTCCGTCACCGAAGTCCGAAGACGACACCATTATTCAGGAAGCGGCTTATGAAGGTGTGATCCGCAAACAGGCCTCCTTTGCTCTCGGGCCTGCCACGTTCACCAGTACAGCCCCACTGACCGCAGATACCCGGATGCAGTCGGACAGCAACCTGGTATACAGCGTGACGGCCTCCGGTCCCGTCATTGATGGCCGTGTGACGGTCATCATTAAAGCAGAGGACGCCGGTGTCGCCGGAAACCTGCAGGAAGGCGATGTGCTGACGCTGCTTTCCCCCGTTCCCGGCACCGGCAGCACCGGGCAGGTTGCCAGCGGTGGCATCACGGGCGGGGCTGATATTGAGCCTGTGTCGGAACTGCTGGACAGGCTTCTCTATCGCAAGCGCAATCCCCCTGTGGGCGGTGCGTTGCATGATTACGTGATCTGGGCGCGTGAGATGGCAGGTGTAAGCCGTGCGTGGGCGTGGGATATGTGGCACGGCCCCTGCACGGTGGGCCTTGCCTGGCTTTACGATGACCGGGAGAGCATCCTGCCGACAGCGGCAGATCTGACGGCAATGGAGCATTATCTTTTTCGGCATAAAGACCCCGCATCCGGGCAGTATGTGGGCAAACCCGGCGGCATCGAGGTCTGGCCGGTGATGCTGAAGCTAAAAATTGTGCCGCTTTCCATCCGGCTGACGCCCGACAGCGAAGCCACCCGCAAAGCCGTACAGACCAGCCTTGTGACGCTTCAGAAAACGATAGCGCCGGGGGAAGTGCTGACAGTGTCCTCCCTGAGAACGGCCATCGGTATTGCCGCAGGCGTGACGGACTACTGGCTGAACATCGCCGCAGATCTCACCTGTGACGTGGATGAACTGATCACCCTCGGAGAAATATCATGGCGCACAGCTTAGATGACTGGCTGACCGCATTACAGCAGGCCATGCCCCGTGGTAAAGCGTGGCCGCGTGAAAATGATGCGGTTTTAACCCGCTTTTTAAGGGCGCTTGCCAGGCGTTTAAACCGTGCTGAATTTGACGCGGCACGTCTTCAGCCGGAAATGCGCCCGGAGACCACCCTCCAGTTGCTGCCAGAGTGGGAGCATTACCTCGGCTTACCGGAATGTGGCATCACCGCAACCACGGTGGATGACCGCCGCCGGGCCGCCGTGGAAAAACACCGGCGCAAAGGCGGGCTGGCCCCGTGGCAGATTGAGCAGGTTGCGGCTGCGCTGGGTTTTATTATTCGCGTGACCGTTATCCTGCCGCACCACTGCCTGAGAAGCTGCATATATCCGTTACACCCGGCGCGCTACCGCTGGACACTCAAAATTGACGTACTGGATAACACCGGCGGGCGCTTTACCTGTGTTGATAACGTGATGACCCCGTTAATCAGTGACCGCGCCCGCGAACTGGAATGCACCCTGACCCGTTACCGGCTCGCCGGAACGGGATACGAATACCACTACACCGGAGATAAATAATGTTTTATATCGATAATCCGACAGGCGTGCCGGTCATGCCACCGGTTCCGCCGGTGATGAGTCTGACCACGCTATATTTTACCGAAGGCGGCAACGGTATTGCGCCAACCTATCCGGGGCCGGAATGGTTCAACATCGTTCAGTCCGAATTAATTAATGTCATCAAAGGGGCCGGAATTGAACTTGATAAATCCAGTACAACCCAGTTACAGGATGCCCTGAATAAAATGTTTATTAGCGCTGATAACGAAAATATTAGTGCGCTTGCAGGACTTGTCGGGGCTGCAAATAAAGTGGCTTACTTCACCGGACGGGGGAAAATGGCACTGGCTAATTTTTCTTCTGTCGGGAGAGTGATGGTTGGTCAGGCAACCAAAGCTGACGTAATAGATTATCTGGAATTAACCCAAACGGTAACGCTGGCCGGTGATGCTGTCCCGAAAACCCGTAAGATCAATAACAAAGCCCTTGATGCAGATATCCGGCTCACCGCTGCGGACGTGGGTGCATTGCCCAGTACATACCAGCCGCCACAGACAGACCTGGGAAACTATTACACCAGGCAGGAATGCGATGCGCGATTCCTGGCTGCGGGCAGTGTTAATGCGACGTTTGTGCGTGGTTTTCGCATGGCAAACTACGGTGTGAATGGTAGCTCAGGGGTGAGGGATAGCGCGAAACGTATTTTAACCGGTATTTATGCAACCAATGGATGGGACAACCCATCCACACACGAATCCCGTCAAATGCAGTTCGATGTAAACGGGACTTTCTATAACGTGGCATGGGTTTAATGTGATGAATTATTTTAAATGCGTAAAACAAGAAAATATTTATGTGCAACCCGCAGAGGATGCCCCGCCATTACTTGTCGGCGGTTCGCTGGATGTGAACGGGGATAATTATTACGATTTTCAGAAAACAATTACGCAGCCATATACCTGTGTCATCAGCACGGAAACCGGAATTGTCCGCTATATTGATGCCGATGCTTCCGCCATCTCTCCACATGCCGGGGAAAGTGTATTTGGTATTGATGAATATCCTGAAGGCGTTACATTCGACGGGTTCTGGGTATTTGATGGCAATAAATTTACCCTCCGCATTCTGACCCCGGAGGAGCTGGCCGCTGCTGCTGAGTATAAAAAATCACAACTGATGGCGAGGGCCAGTGAGGTGATCGCCATTCTTGAACGTGCTGTGAAACACGGCATGGCAACAGATGCAGAGGTTGCAAGGCTTGCAGAATGGGAAAAATACAGCGTAAGACTCAGCCGCTTTGACACCTTTAATGCACTGGAGACTGACCTGCCGGAGGCACCCGATGGCGGTCATTAAGGGTGTCATTTATTCCCCCACCGGCACACCTGTTGCCGGTGCCACGCTGACATTCACCTCATTGCATAACCGTGCCGCGATATTAAAAAGTGTGTTAAGCCAGGTGACGACACAGAATGGTGAGTATCGTTTTACCCTGATGCCGGGGATTTACAGTGTCCGTCTGACCACGGACCACCGTTCGCTCACAGAGATTGGTGTTATCCGGGTCTATGACGATTCGCCTGACGGCTCTTTGAATGATTTTTTGGGCGTCGCAGAGCTGGATCTGCGGCCTGAGGCGTTACGACGTTTTGAAAAGCTTGCTGATGGTGTTTATCAGGCGGCAAAAGATGCCGCACAATCCCGCGATGAGTCTGCAGACATTCTTGAAGAAATGCGCTCTCTGGCGGGAAGTGGTGGCGGGCGCAGATTTGAAAACTTTGAGGATATCGTCCAGCGCTGCACAACAGCAATGCTGAAACTTGAACGTCCTGAGGTTGAATCGGACACCGTAAATTTATCTGTTGCCGAAGATATTAATTTTGATTATATCGGCCCCATTAATGGCAAATGTGATATTGCTCAGCCTGAAAATTATCGTGTGGAAATGTATAGCTATACGACCGGGGAATATTTCAATGGTGAAACTGATTTAAAGAGGGACGGCTCATTTCATTTTAAGCGAAGCTGGCCCGGAGCTAAGCAATTCAGGCTGGTCAGCAAAGAGGATAAGCGCTGGATAACCACTCTTGAATATCCGCTGTGTATTCGCAGTTACTGGATGGCTGATGAAAAGGATCTGGATGTGGTCAGGGTCATGAAAGACCGCTGTTACACATATGATCAGGCAGTTGCCGCACTCGCGCTGATGGTTCAGCGACATGAAGCCACGGACCGCTATGTTGCCGGACTGTGCGCACTTGTCGAACCTGAAGGCGGCGTAAAGTTTTACGTTAACCGGTTATCAGGACAGTCTCCGCGTGCATATTACCGTATGGGTAATGCGGCGTGGGTTTACTATGCACTTGCTTTCTATCTTGAGAAATTCCCTGATGGTGTCCACGCCAGTCTGGTAAGAGAAAAACTGACACAGGGAATGGTCTGGCTGGAAACCTTTAAGGTCAGCATTCCGGGGGACTTGCGTGAAGGTCTTTACATGGGGGGGCGGGGTAAATTCCAGAACGGCGGAACCAGTTTTGATCCGGACTATATTGCAGAATGGTGTGCGCTTGAGCATAACGTGGATCTCTGGTTTTTATTTGAACTGATGGGCCGAACGGGTTTTGACGGATACACCGCAAAAGCCGACGCGCTGGCGGAAAAAATACTCTCCGGGTTCTGGGTTGAGAGTGAGGGGCGTTTTCGACAGGGAGTGCATCCGGGTAAATACGATGATGCCGCCGCACTGGATCAGTCAAGCTGGGGTGGTGTGTTTATTGCCAATATGGATATGGAGAAAGCGCAGCGCTGCCATAAATACATGTCGCGCTTTTACTACGGAACCAAAGAGACCCGGGGCTATACGCCTTATCACCCGGACTATGGATATTCCGGCCACAGCCGGGGCGTATGGGTTGAAGGAACGGCTGGGGTGGCATTGTTTGAGCGTAAGATGGGCAATGACCAGCAGGCAATGGAGCTGATTGCGGCCATGGCTCCCTTATGCAATGACTTTGGATACCGGGATTCCTGTTCTGACCCGTCTTATAATGTTCTTCCAATGTGGCCTTCGACGACCAATACAGCCTGGGTGATTCTGGTGTGTATCCCGGACAATTTCTGGCTTGTAGACAGCCCCGTGATGGATGTGGGTTTTATCGAATATTGATAGAGAAAACAGATCGATACACACTTATCGATCGTTTGTATCGATTAAAAAATAACCGCACTATGCTTAATAAATGCTTGGCTAACAACTATTTACGATAAGATTACCTCCTGACTACATCAGGAGGTTTTATGAATGAAAAGCGTTGTTCAGGCTGTAACAAATTGTTGTTCAAAGGCAGTGTAATAAGCGTTCAAATCAAATGTCCGCGCTGTAAGCGCATTATTAATATCGCGAGTGCCTCAGAGCATCCCACGGAGAAACTGAACAGTGGGAAGCGAGAAAAAATCACGGGTGCTAACCCGTCCCGAACCCATTTTGCATGATGGCCACATCATCGGTTATGGCAGCCGGGAATTGCGTGTTGAAACCATATCGCACTGGCTCGCAAGGGCAGTTATTGTCAGCAAGCATTATTCACGCCGGTTTGTGAATAACTCTTACCTTCATCTGGGCGTATTTTCAGATCGTGAGCTGGTAGGTGTAATGCAATGGGGCTACGCGCTGAACCCAAATACGGGGAAGCGGGTTGTGCTTGAAACCGGCAACCGCGAATACATGGAGTTAAACCGGATGTGGCTGCATGACTGTATGCCGCGAAACTCAGAGTCCAGGGCCATCAGTTATGCGTTAAAAACTATCCGGCTTCTCTATCCGCAGGTTCAGTGGGTACAGACGTTTGCTGATGAGCGCTGCGGTAAGAATGGCGTGGTTTATCAGGCGTCGAATTTTGAGTTTATCGGGAGCCATGAATCCACGTTCTACGAACTGGACGGCGAGTGGTATCACGAGATAGCCATGAATGCTATCCGTAAAGGTGGTGGCCGTGGAGCACACCTCAGGGCGAACAGAGAGCGTGCGGTGGTCCACAAATTCAGACAGTATCGTTATATTCGATTTCTGGATAAACGGGCCAGAAAGCGTCTGAACAGCAAATTCTTTAAGGTGCAACCTTACCCCAAACCCTCTGCATAAGATGTTACTGGTGCGGTGATGAGTATGCCGCACCTCCATAAAATCAGTATCAAATGTTTTCTTTTTCGCCATATTCTAGCGGTATCAAATGAATCCCCTTTTAGTATCAAATGATTTCGCGCGCTATATGTGCCTGCCGATTTATCCAGATATGACATCCGCTGAACTTAGCACCATTATCGAGCTGATTACCGCATGATCAATGTCCTTATCTTCCCCGCGGGAACCGAGATTGGGCGTGAGATTTACCTGTCTCTGCGCAACGAGAAAAACATTAATCTGGTTTTGGCTGGTGCCGACTACGATAGCCATGCCCGTCACTACGCTTGCGAATACCATGTCGTGCCGGATGTTACGCATCAGGATGGGTTACCCGTCTTGCAGGCATTACTTGTCCAAGAAAGTATTGATTATATTTTTCCGGCTCATGATGACGCCCTTCTTTTTCTTTCTGAAAACCGGGAGGTGCTTTCCGCTACGGTACTCTGCCCATCGCAGGAAACATGCCGCATCACGCGGTTTAAAAGTAAAACCTACCAGGCGCTTAAGGATACGGTCCCTCTTCCAGCCGTATTCAATGATCCCAAAGAGATCGCGCACTGGCCCGTATTTGTCAAACCCGACCGCGGGCAAGGTGCGCAGGGAGCTTTGCGGGTTGATTCCCCAGAGAGGCTGGCATCGGTTCTCGCACAGAGAAATGACCTGATCATATGTGAATATTTAAACGGTGAAGAATTCACCGTGGACTGTTTTTCCGATCGCGTGCAGGGGTTATTGTTTTGCCAACCACGCGTACGCTCGCGGATACGAGCCGGTATTGCGATGACTTCCGCATTAGTCAGCCTGCCGGAAGTTGAAACTTACGCACGTGCTATATCACAGCGATTACAGTTATACGGCGCATGGTTTTTTCAGTTGAAGCGTTCTGCCTCGGGTATGCTGACATTACTGGAAGTTGCTCCGCGAATTGCTGGAACAATGGCGCTCAACCGCGCCAATGGCATCAATTTCGCCATGCTGACATTGTACGAAAGTATGCGCGTTAACGTCTCGCTGCGCCCGCTCGCTGAAAACCTGCAAATTACCCGCAGCTTAGCCAATCACTATACGTATGATTTTACCTACCGGCATGTGTACATCGACTACGATGATACGGTAGTGCTAAAAGATAAACTCTGCGTGCCTGTCTTCACCTTTCTCTGCCAGTGTCTGAATCGCGGAATAAAAATTCATCTCATCACGCGTCATACCGGTGATATTTACGCTGAACTGGCGCAACGGCGGATTAACGCTTTATTTGACACCGTCACCCACCTGGGTAAACACGATAAAAAAAGTGATTATATTCACGAACCCGACGCCATATTTATCGATGACAGTTTTCGCGAGCGGCAGGACGTTTCCTCTGTCACCGGCATTCCTGTCTTCGACATCAGCATGCTCGAACTATTAATATGTGAATAA